GTGTTTACAGCTTCTCCTGCTTGATATCCAACGGCTGTATTTTCATTTCCTGTTGATAATGTCTCTAGTGCTTCTCTACCAATAGCTACCGTTTGATTAGCAGATGTCATATTAGCCCCTGCACTTTGACCTATTACAACATTGTCGTGTCCTGTAGTTGTAGCGTTACCTGCCGCGTTATATCCAATAATAACGCAATCATCTATAGATGTTGACGCATGACCTGCTATACCACCAATAATTATGTTTCTGTTTCCTGTCAGAACTTCACCTGCAGAGTGGCCTATTGCTACATTTGCATCACCACAGTTTCCACTCAAGGATTGATATCCTACGGCTGTATTACTGCTTCCATCGTCTGTTCCATCACCTGATAGCCCACCTACAAAAGTATTTTCATTTCCTGTTGTAACTGATAATCCTGCATCAACACCTACAGCTACGTTATAAGATTCTGTTCCTGCATTCTGAGTTTTTAATGCACGATAACCTAAGGCTGTACTGTTACCGTTAGCGTCTTCTGTAAATAACGCTTGATAGCCAACAGCCGTATTGTTATCACCTGTTGTTAATGCAGTTCCTGCATTCTTACCAATAGTAACATTATTATTAGCACCAGAAGCAATGCTATCTCCTGCACCTTCTCCAATCCTGACATTATCTGTTCCTGCTGTTTGTGTGCTCAACGCTCCCACATTAAGAGAAGCAAAAGCATCAACAACTGCCGCACCTGATCCTGCTCCATCTAAATAAACAGCCTTAACTTCTCCATTAGAAATTGTAACTGTTGCTCCAGAACCTTGTTTAATAATTATATTATATGGACCAGAACTCCCACTATCTGTAGTAGCATTTTCAATAAAGTGCATTCTTGAAATACTGTTAGGACCAATGGTAATGGTGCAATCAGAGTCTAACGCCCCTGTGTATTTTATATACATAGAACGAGCAGGATCGGTTGCCCCATCTGCTACTGTAGAAGCATGAGTATCTGCATTTGTTGTGATCGCTTCAGTTCCAAAACTGAGACCTTCAGCAATTAGCTCTAGGTTCGTGTTAGTTGTATCTCCCCACGTTCCCGACTGTTCGCCCGAACCGATTTCTTCTAACCTTAAATCGTTTGTGTATACGCTTGCCATATTTTATTTCCTTACGCTGCTATATCGTTCCAAGAAGGAATTTGAAGGGGTGGTGCTGTAGTGCCGCCGACAGTAACAAAATTCGGAGTTTGAGTAGGTACAACAAGCCCCCAAACGAGTGTTTGTCCTATAGATGTTGTAGCACTTAGTCCCGTAACTTCAGCTGTGGTTGCTAGTGATATTGCTACTTGATTAACTCTAGCAATACCTTGTACACCTGTAACGTCAATATTTGCATCACCTGTAACGGTAGAAGAACCCACACTACTTGTTGCACTTACGCCAACATTCGTTTCAAATGTATTACCCAGAGTAGTAGTACCCGACAAACCAGTAACGGATACATCTGCATCAATTACAACAGTAGTAGAGCCAACACCGCCTGTCGCACTTATTCCTACATTTGTCTCAAATGTATTACCTAAAGAGGTAGTACCTGAAAGACCATTTTGTGTCTCAAACACATTTCCTAACGCAGTAGTACCCGACAAACCAGTTACGGTTACTCTTGCATCACCATCAATTGTAATAGCACCAATAGAACCTGTCGCACCGAGACCTACATTTGTTTCGAAAGTGTTACCTATTGCAGAAGTTGCTGCAACTCCTGTAACAAATTGACTAATGGTAATTGATACAGAATTGATAGAACCTGTTGCACTAGGAAAAGCACCCCCACCGTTCCAAGTGTCGGTATTCCAAGCAGTTAAAGGGCTGTTCCACCCTTTATTTAATGCAACAGTTGTTGTCATTAAGCTATCCTAATTATAGCATTACTCGCATCAGCTGTGGGAAAGACTATAGTAAAATCACCAGAGCTTGCTGCTTTATCTGCTCCGAAATCTAATACCGCTACGGCAGGATCTCCTGTAGCTGTGTCATTAAATATTAAAGCCCCTCTTACCGCTGAAATTGTTACATTACTAAACACTTCATCAGCAAAATCAACTAACGCTGTTGTGCCACTAGCCGTAGGTGTCACAGGGTTCAAAGCTTGCCCTTTAGCAGTATAGTTAGTTCCACTAATTTCATTACTAGTGGTGTATGCTGTTGTCGCGGCTGTAAATGAAGCACTATTGTCATACAATGCGATGTTAAAAGTATTACCTGTTGTAGCAGTAAAGTTGTGGACACCTTTTAAAAGTTCTGTTTTAAAAGAAGTACACAGAAAGTTTCCCGTGAAAGCCATTACATTCTCCTTATATATTCTGCAAGTTTCGGGTTTCCAGAATCTTTTATTGCATTGTATACAGTAGTTCTATCACTTTTAATAGCTTGTTTCATATATAACGCAATAATCGTTTCCATTTCTTTGCGATAAGCATGAGCTTGATCGCGTATTGCAGGGTGAGAATTATCAGATATACCGATTATTTTATCAACACATCTTTTTGCTGTTTCCTCTGGAGTAAACCCCCTGTTGTTTGTAGTTTCAACCGTAACAGAAAAGTTATTTGACATACCTAACGATTCTGTAAACATTATGTCCTAGCCTTTCTTAATGATCCTGATATATATTCATCTGTCACTTCTTTAGCTTCGCCTAAGTTTTTAAGTCTTGCAAGAGCTTCCGCAAAACGAGAGTTATACATATTCATGACGTCTTGTTCGCCTTTCATATAAGTATAACATTCAATTAAAGCTCCGTAAAGTAGAGCAAGTTCACCATTTTCACTAATCCAAGAAAGAGTAGAGTCTGACCCTATACTAGATATTACTCCTGTTGCTCCACTAGAACTTCCTGTGATTGTTTCACCTACAGTAAAATCACCACTAGGGATTTTAACTTTGAGTGTAGTAGAACTAGGCACCTGTTCGACATCACTCGTTTCTCCACTTGTACTTCCTGTTATTGTATCACTTGTTGTGAAAGTACCTACAACAGAAGTCAAAGTTAATATAAAAGTGCTTTCTGTTAAACTGTTAGGACGGTAAAAATAACTTATCTCAACAGGATAAGCACTATCAGGGGTAGGGGCTAAGATAAAATTATCTACATCAAATTGTGCGTAATATTTAGGTGTTCCTGTATTTGAGGTGTTAGGGTTATATGACATTACAAACTCTAATTCTTTAAATTGCAAAAATTGATCATTACTGCTGTTTGTAAGTAATAATGAATTAGAAGCTAAAAAATCATCTGGGCAAGCTAAGTATTGATTACTTGCAGTCATAGTTCCTGTGGCGTTTTTTTCAAAAACATTTAAATCCACTGCTTTTAGTATACGCTCTTCTGCAAGTCTAATAAACATGGGTAAGTTAGATACAAAAGAGACTTCGTCGTTTTGAGTGTAATCTTTCAAGGCTTGTTTTAATGTGCTGTATGTAAAACTCATGGTGTGTTAGCTTGCCATCCCATTCCGCTGTGATTTGAACAATAGTAATAAAGAGTTGGAGCTCCAGAGGCAACTGTTATTTGTGTATAAGCTCCGCTACTTCCTGCAGTTCCATTAGTGCTAACTCCTGTCGTATACTCTATGCCTCCTCCATGTGTGCCATTAGCAGTTGTGCTAAAACGCAAAGGGTGACCTGAATTAGAAGAATCACTCTGATCAAACCTATAAGTGCTGCCTTCACTTAAACTTAAAGTGACATCTGCAGTGGCAGTTGACCCATTTATAGCAAACTTACTGGAAGACCCGAAGTTATAATATGGGTGATTAGATGGATTACCACTCACCACGGTTATCGTGTATGTAGCCGCCAGTGCAGCACCTGAAGCAGTTGCCGTCCCAACAGAAGCTGTTGCTGAAACCCCTGTTGTAGCTATTCCTAAACTCGATGCAACTACAGATCCAACAGAGGATGTTGCTACGATGCCTGTTGGAGCCACACTTATTCCTTCATTACTTACGCTTGCTGTTCCGACGGAAGTAATTCCTTGTATTGATGTAGTGGTAAAAAGAGGAAATATATTTTGACCGACGAGTATTTCAACTGGTTCTTTTCTATCAGGACGAGGATCTCGTAAAGCCTCTGGTTCAAACGCTACAGGGTGTGGCTCTAGTTGCGGATGTTTTTCTTCAAAACAATCAGGGCATACTCTTAAACCATTCCATTCTTGTCGTAATGAAATATAATCATATTGTTGACCACATCGGTCACATAGAGCTAAAGCATATTGTCCTGTTGCAAATTTCATCTTATCAACGTGTAATAGTCTCTGCTAGGCGTTAATGTTAAACTGGCTCGATCACGATCTTCCGCAGCAGCTCGTTCAAATTCTTCTTCATATACTGCCTTTAATAGTTGCACACGATTAGGTGCTTTTTTTAAACTGATATAGTAAGCTAACCCTGCTGCTAAACATGGATAAAATCTAAACGGTACATCCACCGTATTTTGCGGATTATCTGCATCATCAATTCTTACCAATCTATCAAAAACAAGAGTATACGTTGTTGAGTCAGGAGTTGACCATAATTTTAAAACAGGTGTGATTTGTCTATCAATATAAAATTGAGAAGGTCGTGCAGTTTGCCGTTTACTAGGGATGTTTATGTAAGTATCACGACTTATCCTACTTATAGCAATATCTGATTGAGTAGAAGCACCTGCATTTTCTCTTATAACTGCAGATAAAATATCTATAGTGCTTCTTACATTCGTAAAATCAACAGCAGCCGTAACGGTAGTGGTCGCACCGCTCGTGCCACCTGTGATTGTTTCCGCAGCAACAAAAGTTCCAGAAGGTATAGTTATAGCAATAACAGTAGATGAAGTAACGCTTGTTATAGACGCAGTTGCACCGCTCGTGCCACCTGTGATTGTCTCACCAACAGTAAAAGAACCACTAGCTCCCACAGTCATAGTTAAAATTCCTGCAGGGTAATTTGCGATATCTGTGGCTAAAGGCAAAGATACTTGCTCAATAGTCCAACGATTTAATCCTCGATTTGCCCAGTCTGCAAAAAGTAAATTTAAAGAACGTCTTGCTGTTCTTAAATCATACCCTGTAGATACAACTAAGCCACAACGCTCAAACGCTTCTTCAATATACTCTGCTACATCTGGCTCAAAATCAACTGATCCTGATACTGCCATAACTTATCCTCTAACTGTAAGGTCCTTTAATAACCTTACCGCCCATGCTCATACCTTTAGGCTTCATGGCTTTACCGCCATTTCTCATACCTTTAGGCTTCATAGCTTTACCGCCATTTCTCATACCTTTAGGCTTCATGGCTTTACCACCGTTCCTCATGCCTTTAGGTTTCTTTTTCATCTTTTTCATTTTTCTCTCCTTGTTAATAATTTCAAAATCTCCGCTATCAATTTTGCCGTTTTTATTACGGTCTAACTTTTTTTGCTTTCCAACAAGCTTTTTAGCCATCATTATCCTCCTGATTATAAAGATTGTCAAAAACCCTATTCACATCTAGTGTATAGTCTAAATCAGACTTTGAATAGTGTATATGTTGAGATGGTCTAAAATCAGGAGCTCCTTCTCCTGTTGCAAACCAAGCAGGATGAGTTACTCTCACCCTGTTATTAGGTAATGCAACAATATTACCTGTCCATTCTCCTGCTTCTAAAAGCTGTAGAACATGACTTTGTTTGTGTTGTGCAGGATCATCTGCAATTTCGCTATTAGTATAATCTACAGTAAACAAATATTTTGCAGGGAAAAACTCACCGTTAATTTTTGCCAACCAAGGACAAGGAGTTGTTCTTTCCATCACATAAACAGAGTGATAATGTGAAGCACAATCCCACGGTTGAGCATCATACGTTTCCATGGGGTCAGGCCACTCGTCAAGTGGAATATCTGCAACTAGTGCTGTGATAGGCATTCTAGCCCACATCGCCCCACCATGAACAGTATCCTCTTCTTCGCCTTCTGCTTCACAACCAGTAAATATAACTTGAAAACTAAGAGACCGATTTGGTATTGTAGTTACGGCAACAACCATAGCATGAAGAAACTCACCATGATATTTTTCATGGTTATGAGTATACTCACGACGCACCCAAGCCTTAAAATAAGGAATGTTACTTTGTAAATAACTCATGCTTTCTTACTTTTCGTTTTACCCTTTATTAAGTCAGCGTCTGCTTTTCTAGCCCCACCTTTACCACTTACGAAACTCTTCACTCTTCCCATTGCCCACGCATGAGCAGAAGTTTTCGGTCTGCTTCCAGAAGAATAATATGCACCAAGACCTCTTTTATAAACTGCATCTAATTTAGATGGAGCAAATCTTCCTGCTCCAGGAATAGAAGAATATTTACCACCTTTTTTCTTAGGTTTTTTCTTAGGTTTTGTTGCTGTTGCCATCAGCTCTTACTCCTTTGTTTACTAATTTTATCCATCATAGCAGGGGTTAACTTTCCTTGCTTATAAAGACGAGCAGTCCTTTTTATTTCTGCTTCCCTTGCTTTAGGATTTTTTGCCCCTTGCACATATACTCTAGGAACACCTTTTTTAGTTTTAGGAACTTTTTTAAACTTTCTTGGCACTAGTTTTCCTCGCATCTCTTAAATTAGCTTGTGTCGGCGCACCTTTAGATCCAGGTTTCCTCATTCTTTCGCCAGATCCCGCCTTTATCCGTTTTCTTTTAGCGTGAATATTTTCCCATAGTCCTCCATGCTTCATACCTCTAGGTTTCTTTTTCTTAGAAGTTGTAATTTGTTTTTTCATTTGACCACGACTAATTGCCATCTAACAATCCCACGCTCTACGCGACCAATAATTAGCTGAAAACTTATTAGTCGCACCTTTAATGCCACTTGATCTGGCACAATACGATCTTTTACGGGATGGTTGATTCTTTTTAATAGACAACTCAGGATCGCCGAAGCGAACTATTTTTACATCTTTGCCTACTTTAGCTAAAACTGCTGATTTTTTCTTTGCGTTAGGAGTTCGTTTAGGCTTATTGTATCCTGGAAATATTTCATCACGATACTTTAATTTACCACTAGGTAATCGTTTTACATCTTTAGTAGTAGCCATAATAACTCCTTTAAATCAATATGCCTATTAGCTAAATTCCTTCCTTACTTGAAGGATAACTGTGTAAGTATCTGCGGAGGTGTGTCCCACAGTTGTAAACAATATATCTCCAGTAACACCAGAACCTGCATTATTTGTAAGTCCACCAAAACTTGTATAATCATGGTGTCCACTTTGGTTTTCACCAAGTTCAATACAAAAAACATCTGTAGAAGCGTCAAATAATATTTTGACTTTCATGCCATTGCACTGCCACCAGATTTTTTCAATGGTTGCACCTGTGCAACTATCGCCTTGTCCATTTTTTGACAACGCACTAACGTCAACTTTTACTACGTCAGATTCACCTGTCCCGTCAGAAATATTAGTAAATTTCAAAACGGCAGTTTTCGAACCATCTATTATGGTTTGTGAGGTTACAGCATCTGCCATTGATTTCTCCTAACTTGTAGGTGAGGCAAAACCTCACCTAATTAAAACCCAATATTATTGATCAGCAAAAGCAGGTGCAGTTGCGCTCGTAACATTACCAAAAATTTGATAATTTGTTGTATTTAGACCCATAATAGTCAGATCACATCCTGCAGGAACATTTAACGTAATCTTGCTGTTAGAGCTGCCATTAGAAAAAACGGAGCTTACTTCGTTATCACTGTCTAAAAAAGTTACTCCACCAATAAAAAAGTTAGTGTTTCCTGGAGTTATAATTATAATATTACTCGCATCTGCTGCACCACCTGCGTATATAAATCTAAACATAGATCCAGCGATTGGCGCAGGTAATGTAAGAGTATTGTTCTGACCACCATCTGGACAAAGCAAAATTCTTCCACTGTGGGTAGCGTTTGTAAGAGTTACGTCTGCATCAGCAAGACTTACTGGTGCATCACCAAGTGTTGTTATTTCAGTGATTGTACCAGTCGAGGCATTCTTACTAATTGTTTTCAATGTACTTTCAGAACGGACTGGTCCTGTAAATGTCGTATTAGCCATGTTAAATCTCCTTGTCGTGGCTAGAGTCAGCTTTCGCTGTCAAGTTGATTAAAAGGGGCGTGGTGGATTTAATTTGCAAAAAGGAAATAAAACCACGCCCCTCTATGAGTTTATGCTCCTGGAGAGCCAAACACACATCGTGGGTCTGAAACACCAAAGCTGTAACGCTCACGAGCTTTGTATCGCACGTTGCCTGTATCAAAATCACCTTCCATAGAAGTTTTGACAGCACTACGCTCAAAATGTTTAAAACCATTAGGTGCATCTGTTTTGATGAAAAATGCGTCAGTATCAGTTAAGAAGTTATTTACTACATAACCGTCTGGCAACATTCCCATATTACGAAGTGCATTGACATCATTGTCTGCTGATCCTGGACGTAGGTTACTAGCCATCAAACGTTCAGCTACAAACTGAAGTGCAGATGGAATAATTAGTTTACGTCCTTGCAGAGCAATTTTAAGTCCACGCTCATCAATAAAAGCAGCGATATCGATTAACGACTGCTCTAAAGATGTTTCGTTTAGGTCAGCAGGAGTAGATAACTCGTTACGGAAAGTACCACCACCACTAGTGGGGTGATCAGTCGCACAAAGTTCTTTACCGTCGCCAAAAGTGAATGCACTATCAAACGCATTGTTTAATACAGCAGCCGCTTTGACCTGCTTAGTGTTTGACATAGACCGAGCCAAAGCACGAGTATAACGAGAACTGAGTCGATCGTAAAGGTTATCCTCTACAGCTTCTTCTGTAATCGCAAACGCAAGAGCTACTGTCTCATGTGTATATCGAGCCGTAAATGACTCATTTGCTATGTCGAATGAAACAGCGGAACCTTCCCCTTTAACAGGAGCGGAACCAAAGCCAGTCAACATTACTTCCTCTTCAAACGCTCTGTCTGAAGTTTCTGTTTCGTAAATCTCGGCATGTTGATTATCATACCGATCATACTCCAGTCCAAATAGAGCATTTAGTCCAGGCTCTAATTCTTTTAGGAGTTGGGATCTTGCTATAGCCATATCTTATCTCCTTATAGACCAGTTGTGGCAGTATGGAATGGTAGATTTAGTTTAACTAAAGCTACTACCCCTGCGGAAGCATAGTCAATGCCCTCAACATCTTTAAAACCAACAATTCTAAAATTGTCAGTAGCTGTTGTAGCACCTGCGGAAGCTACTGATATCTCACCTGCTGAGATACCATTTGCGTTCTCTGAACCAAATCCTGTGCCTTCGGCATTTGAGTGGATCAACGCTGTAGCTGTTGCTAAGTTTGTTAACGAAGCATCGCATTGGACTTCATAAACCTGAAACGGATCATCATAAACAAACACAGTAGCTTCTGTGCCTGATTTTAATGAGCTTGTTCCAGGATAATTATTATCAAAAACGGGCTTACCGTTCAGATCAGTATATTGACAACCTGCCATAACACCTAGAATCGCCACCGAACCACCGTCTGCCGCACTTACATCTACAAGTCCATTAGTTAGAGGAATCACCATATCGCCCTGAAAAATAGAGCTAGATGAACCTGCTACTCCTGGAATTTGCACTTTGTAAGCAGTTAAACCATTTCCGTTCGGTGATGAACCTAATTTGTTATGAGGTCTCAACCCAAAAGGTGAATCTGTATTCGCCATGGATTAGTCTCCTAAAAATTAATCAGAGGATCTATCTCCTCCGAAGGTTACACGAGATTGCCTATCAGGTTTACTAATAGGCATGGATGGATGTTGTTCCCTCATAAGATCATTGTCAACTGCAACCATTTGATCTTTAGTTTGACCTTGGAAGTAAGCTTGTCGTTGACCTACTGTTTCTTCAGGGATTCTTGCAAGCACTAGACCGCCTACTCCTATAACACCTGCGTGTTTACCATCTTGGACGGTAGGAGCTTCAAAGTCAGGATACTCATCAGCACGAACTAATTCAAAGCCTTCGCGTAGCCGAGCAGAAAGGTTCTTTTTATCATCAAAACCCATGACAGATTCACGGACCCAACGATGAACAAATCCCTCTGGAGGATCTGGAGCGTCTAATTGTGACGGTGGTGTCCACGGTTTAGCGCGAACGGTTTTTTCCCTAGTTTGGGAGGTGCGTGGGCTTCTATCATTCATAATTTATCCTCACGTTAATTTTGCATACGAGCTTTTTGCTTCGCATATTGTTCATAAGATACACCTAGTTTGTCGGCGATTGCAACCTCTGATTTTGTTAATTGTATCTTTTGTTTGCCTTTTTTCTGTCCACCACGATTTGCAGAAGCTACAACAGGACCACTTTGTCGAGTCGTAAGACCAAACTTATGTGGGAATTCTTGTCTGATTCGTTTATCAACTTCAGCATAATATTCATCGCTAGTTGCATCCCAACCTTCAACTTCCACCATGTTTTTATGGATAGAAAAAGCCGTCAAAGTCATAGGTTCATCTGTGCCAAACCACTCATTTCTTGCTGCCCACGCATCTGCTTTAGGGTCGCGTGGTGCAGGTTGTTGTTGAGGCTGTTGGGGTTCTACGACAGGAGCAGGTTGTTGAGCTCGTTGTTCTTGCTGTTGTTTTATCATCGCAAGTTTATCGTTTTGTGAAGCTACAGCAGCTAATTGTGCTTGAGCTTCTACTTGAGCATCGACATCGCCTCTATCAATAGCTTCTTTTAAATTTTTTCTTAAAACCTGATCCTGTAACTTTATCCTATTTTCAAATTCCGTAGTATAAGAGCTATCTAAAGCAAGATTCTTTTTTTGGTTTTCTTCAAGCTCTTTTTTAGCTGCTTGAGCATATTGTAAAGCTGCTTGTTCACGACGTTCAGCTTCACGCATTTTAGCTGTAAGCTTACTGATTCGTTTCTTGACACCTTCGCTATACTGCTCTAGCTCTTCATCAGATTGTTCTGGCTTTGGCTTAACCTCAGTTTTAGTTTCAACTTCAACCTCAGCTTCAGGATTTTCTTGTTCTTCTGTTTCAAGAACTTCTACTTCAACTTCATCAGTTTCTTTTTGTTCGACCTCTTGGTCTTGTTTTTGTGCTGCTTGTGGCATGGTTACTCCATGTAATTAAAGGTGCAAAATATCATCAGGGTTATTAATACGAGCTATTACCTCGTCATCATTGAGAATGCGGACTTCTCCACCCTCGATTTTGAATCTACTTCCCGCATATCTGCCGAACAATACCCAATCCTTTTCTTTACACCAAGGAGAAGTATCTTCGCCAAATTTACTAGAGTCTTGGTACGCTAATGGACCAACTCTTAATACATAACCACATACAGTGGCGACAGCTTCACGTTCTCTGACTTCATCAGGAACAATTATACCGCCCATCGTTTGCTTTTTACCTTGATACGGTAATATCAAAAGACGCCAACCTGTAGGTTCAGGTAATTTATCTAATGCACTCTCATTAAGTTTGGAAGGTTCTAGGTATCTATCTTCGGCTGATACGTAAGCTTTTTCAAGCTCGCCTTTTTCTTTTTTCTTTTTATTAGCAATATAGTCAGGCACATAAAGTGTTTTAGTCATTGTTATTTACTTTCTCTAGCAGGTCTTTTAAATCCTGTTCAATTTGGGCAAGCTCATCTAAACGAGCTCGTAATTCTTTAAATGCGGTAAAATCTGCTACAGGACCAACACATATAGCCTCTTTTAACAAACTTTGCCGATCACGAACATTTTTAAGCATTTTTTCATAAATGTAAAGCTCATCCATGAATTAACTCAAATGCTGTTTCTTTTGTTTCTTTATTTCTTCTAGTCCAACCACGACCAAAAGTTTCAAAAGTAGATAACTTTTCATAAAAACTTTGTCTTTGGTCATACATTTTTTCTACTAAAAACTCAGGGTCTTCGTTTGCAATTAGTTGTAAAGTCTTAGGACCAATAGCACCATCTTGCTTTGCCCCGACTATTTTTTGTATTGCTTTAGCAGCCCTGCCTGTCCCAGAATTAACTGCCCAATCAAATACAGACCAATCTGCACCACTAGGTAAATCATCACATTTACATCTATCCCAGTAGTTTTTCTTGTAAATAGGAGCTACATCATCTTGAGTTAAACCACGCATCTCTTCTTCAGTAGATTCTCTACCAATCCATTTATCATACACAGCTTTAGTGACGCCTAAATTTGTCATGCCTCCAGGATCTTTAGGGTGATCTACAAATCCACCTTCATGCTTTAAAAGCATAGCTAAACATTTATCAAAGTTCTTTTTCACTTGGTTAACCCTTTCTGTTTCTCATAAGTTCGTAATCCACCTAAACCAAGCATACCCATCAGTACAGTCATTAAACTGCTCATATCAAACTCAGGTAAAGGTGGGATAGTAGCCCCTGAAAGACCTACTCCAAATAAAATTAAAGGAGTTAAAATAAAATGGTACAGTAAGGCAACACCACACGTCCATCCCACAAAAGGTCGCCAACCACCTTTAAACAAACTACCTGATGCAGCTTCTGCTTTATTAACTTCAATTTGTGCAAGTTGTTGTTCATGAGATAATTTATCAGCCATAGTCGCTAACTCATGTGCTAATGCAGCTTTTTGGTCTTTATCTTCTATAACTTTATCTAATATCCCAGTAACAGGACCTATAAGATTATTTAACAGGCTCATTCACGCTCTCCTTTGGTGATGCAGCTATAGTGAAGTTTACACTAAAAGATCTTCTTTCGCCAGAAGTTTTAAAAGGATAAACACAATGATGCAGGTGTGCAGGGAAAACTATAAAATGACCAACTTCTGGTCTCATTAGAAAATTAGAACCCTCATGGTTTGCTGCTTGTCCATGAATAAATTGTATATGCCCATGACTAGGGTGGTGATCTTTGTAATCTTCTTCCCACTCTTTTTCTATTCCTTCAGGTAATTGTAAATAACCAACGCAAGAAAGCATTGATCCTTGATGAGTATGTATCGGGTTATATTCATTTTCAAACTGACGAACAAACCACCCACTTGTTATTTCTAATCTATAATCAAGTGTATCAGGTGTTATATTACGCTTACCCATAGAAGTATATAATTCTGCATGACTTTGGTAACGCATTAAAAAACCACCCATTTCATCAGACCATGCTTGATGTAAATCGTCATTCCATTTTAATTCTTGTTTTACCTTACCAACAAGATTACCAGACCAATCCTCCATTTCTTGGTCTATAGCATTATTGCATTTATCAATAAAAGCCTCTGACATTTTCTTATATCCCAATATAGGGCTAAAAGGTGTGAGTATTTCCTCATCCTTTTTTGGTTCATATATATTAGCCATTTCACTTCCCTTTTTGTTTTCTCAAAGATTCTTTAGCTTTTTTAAAAATATTCACTACCTCATTTTTACCCATAACTTTTGCTCTTTGTTCTCCAACTGTTAGTATTTGGATTTTTCGGGCGTATGGTTTAGATATCTTTTTTACTTTTGCAACTGTATTTCTAGCATCTGTTGGTGTAGCAAATTTTATACGGACAGTATCTTTAGGATTTTCATCAGTATATAATCTTCTGCCAGTACCTTTTGGCTTTTTACCTGTGCCTTTTTTAGGATCAGGTTTTTTTGCCATAACTATTCCTCCATTTGTATGGTTGCTTTTTTATTATCTGTTTTTGCAGAATAAGCATTAAATCCCATAAACGCAGCTACAACACCTGAAGCTGCAATCACATATACACTTGCAATATCAGTTATTAAAGTGGCTGCTTTATCAAAACCTAAAACACTAGCTAATAAAATTATAAATGGATAAATTAACATTCCTGCTAATGCAAAACCTGTAAATCTACGTTCAGCATTACGTTTTAAATCACGATCAACCATCTCTAACCTACGGTCTTCTAAGGCTAGTTTATTCCATTCAGCTTTATCGATAACTCCGTTACCGTTAGTATCTGCTTTTTTAAATTCTGTCATGATAAATAAGCTTTACCAAATCCCTTTTTAGCAGCCCTCACTCCTTGAGGTCGCATCTTTTTATTAGGCTTACTTTCAATTATACCACCATGACTTTTCTCAACCAACTTAGGCATAGGAACACCAAATATCTTTTCATACTGGCTAGGGAACTCTCTTGCAATATCAGAGGCTGCTTCTTCATTACCCTCTTCAGCTAACTGTATAAGCTGCTTTAATCGTTTATCCATTTATCTAACTCCTCTGAATTTTACCCCTGCGAACGCAGCACCGCCACCACGACTAATCCTATCAGTATCGGGGGAAGGATAGGCGTTCCCCATAAAGTAAGGTTGTCCACCATTCGACAACTTCTGACGATTATTTTTCTTAGTTTCTCTACCCATGCTAGGAACACCAAAAATAATTGCGATATCAATAGATTTTCCTTTTTTACCTTTAGCTTTCTTTTTAGACATATTATCCCCTCGTTTGATTTTGTTTCTGCAGAGCAATACGAGCTCGCATCTGGGCTATATCCTCCGTACTCTCTATACGGTCACGCCCTAACTGAAAGTTTTGTTGAGCGCGTTGTTGGTCAAGTGCTAATTTTTGCTGATCATTTTGTTGGTCAGCTATCATTTCTTGTTGACGTAATTGCAACTCTTGCTCTTTTATGCGTACGAGTGGGTCTTGTTCTTGTGCAGGTGGTTGTGATTTTTGATACTCACTAATTAATTGTGCTTGTATCTGGGCAACCATTTGTTCTTGCTGAGCAGGATCTACTTGCTGCCCTTGCATCTGTTGTTGCGCCATAACCATAGCCTTCATACCGAGATGTTCGTAAATATGTTTCTCTAATGTCATTAATAAAGGCGGCTGCATCTGTGCAACTTTACTATTCATATACGCAGAATGCACTGCGATATGTGCATCATGGTCTTGTTGCGGAAATGCTTGCATTCTACCCTGTCCTGCTGCTACCTTACTTGCCTCTTGGTTTTCAGTAGAAGGATCCATAGGTTGTGGTTCTGGGTCTGGGTTTAATATTTGTTCAATATTACTTACACCTAACGCTTCATACACACGCTTATAAGATTCATATAAATTATGCAAATCAGGTGCTGACTGAGCTAATTTTAATTGTTCTTGTGCTAAAACAACTCTTTGCGACATACTAAAAATATTTGGGTCACTTACTGGTAAAATATCTACACGATTATCAAAATCTTGCATTTTTATCATACCATCTACACCAACATTATACGGATAAGGTGTAGGGTCTTCTGCAAACAATCGCGCAAGCATTCTTAACTCTGATTTCATAGATGAATGCAATCGTTTATGCACCGCACTTACAATCCGTGAGCCACGTTCCAATAATGCGATAGTAGTACCGACAGGCATCTCTGTATTACCCTGCCCCATGCCCATATCGGTTGTCCCGATAAACCGTTGCGCTGCCTCTACTACAAAACCCATTAATGAAAATAATGTGCCAGAAGGTTCTTTATATGGTAATGGCATTAAAGAAGCCTTTAAATCACCTCCAGGAACATCTACATCTCTAAATTCTCCAGGAGCTAAAGGATTTGCCTCATCTGCAATGCGTAAACCTCTCGCTTTAAATCCTGCAGGCATATTACTCAACGTACCTGCATCAATTAACTGTCGTAAATTAGCTGTAGCAGTGCGAGATAGGTTTCCAAGCAAGTGAATTAAGCCAAAACCATAAAAACCTAGTCCTGGAGTGAATTTATACTGCACAAAATGAGGAATTTTATCTTTTTTAGGGTCATCTGGGGAAAAATTACGCCTAATTGCCAAAACTTCATTCGTATCTAGACAAACTGTTACGATATAAGGGAGTTTTATACCTGTTTCTTCACCTGCTGCATCAACATCAGGGTAATCATCGAGATCCAAAAAACAATGGCATTCATATAATGTAAACTGTTCATCAGTTCCAGACGGTGATCTCCCTTCAATATCATCATAAGCATCGGTAATTGAATCACTACCCCCACCATAACTATCAGTTGTACCACCTTTACCTTCCATATCAAGGTAAACACCCGATACTTGCATTTTGCGTAACTCATTTTTAGACATTTTTATCACATGAGTAACACGTTCTGCCGTTTTTAAATCTGTAGCAACATAAGGTACAAGCACATCTTCCGCAGGGATAAACTTACTTACTGGTCTATCTAACGCCTGATCACGATATACTTTCTTAAATGCACTCCCTGCCAAACCAAGATAATATAACATCTGGTCAAACTCAGGTTCATACTCCTCCATTTCATACATTATCTGATAGTTCATGTAATCTTGCACACGTTGAGCCTGTTGTTCTGCATCAGGAGTAGGTGTACCAACAATATTTGCTCGTACTGGTCCTGAACTTGGCAGCATCTCTTTATATGCCTGAGATTGAAACTGTGTAACAGCCTCATTTAATAGAGGGTGAATAACTCCAGTAGCACCATCAAAAGGTTCTGTTCTAGATTCATACCGCATACCTAGTAAATCTAAACCTTTTACATAAGTATCTTCCCAATCATCACGGCTAGTACGGTCTTCTTCTACAGAATCTATTACATAACTGGCTACACCTGTCAATGTAGCATCTGAAACCATGGAAGCTAAATTATCATAAAAGTTTTCTGGCTCACCACCAAATGTAACTTCATCCTCACCAAAACTTACTTCCGCACCTTCATCATTCTCAACAACTTCAACATTTAAAAAATCATCTTCCTGTTGAGCAAGATCCTCTTCTTCTATACTTAAAAAATCATTCGGGGCTTGTACTAAAGCTCTATCAATATTACTTGGTCGTGGGGGTTGTGCCATTAATAATATTTCCTTATTCTAGGAGCAGTATCTTCTTCCTCATAATCTTCAGGATGTTGAATAAAACCGCCCTCTCTAAATCTACGTAACGCTTGCGTAACCGTATCAACATAATCATCATGCTCTCCTGCAGGAAAAGCAGCACACTCTTCAACAACTTCCTCTGCCCATCGAGTATCTGGAACCCATACTAAACCACTTTCAAGTAATGGTGCAACTGAATTTACTCGAGTGAATTTATCATTTCCTCTACTCGGGCTATAATTCTGCACTGGAATACCCATAGCTCGTAACTCTTGCGTTAACGGCATACCCGAAGCTTTTGCCTCTATCAACACACATTCAGGATCCCAATACTTATATTCTTCCAACGCTCGCCTACGCAAATCAGGAAAATCCCATCGTCCACGCTGTGCATCTACAAGAATAATGTTTGGTGGTCCTCCCTCCGTAGGGTAAAATACACCCCATGTAGTTATCGCACTATAATCAGCAGTCGTTTGTTTACTATACGCTGTATCATAACTCTGCATTACATATTCCAAAGGCGGTAACTCTTTACGCTCCCAACGCTGCCACCAATCACGTTTTAATATAGCAGATTGTTCACTCGTCGGGTTTTGCTGCCACTGGGCTTCCCACTTACCCACAGACAAACTGCCCTTAACCGAAAGTAAATCTTCCTTTTTCCAATACTCACTCCACAACGGTTCATTCGTATCTGGCATTAAAGCAGGGAACTCTACAACTTCCCACTTATCAGCTAAAACATCTCGCCCCTGCTGCTTTAATAACTTACCTGTTAAATCATTTTCTGCCCATCGGGTCATAATTATCACAATAGACCCTCCTGGTTGAAGCCTTTGGCGTGGTCCTGACGTATACCACTCATAAGCATGTTCCATCGCCGTAGGGCTTAACGCATCTTGCTCACTATGGGGGTCATCAATAATTAATAAATCAGCACCACGTCCAGTAACCGCACCACCAACTCCCGCAGCAAAATATTCACCACCCTTTGATGTTTCCCAACGTCCTGCTGCCTGACTATCTGCTCGCAACTCTACATCAAATATCTTTTTATATGCCTCCGAGTTCATTAAATTACGAGTCTTACGACCAAATCTAAACGCTAACTCAGCAGTGTGCGTAGTCTGCATAATCTTTAACGTAGGGCGACGTCCCATTAACCACGCAGGTAATAAATAACTTCCGAATTCAGATTTCGTGTGCCGAGGTGGCATATTCACGATTAATCGTTTCAACTCCCCACGAGCCAAACGGTTAAACTTCTCTGCCATTATCTTATGGTGGCGTCCATTTATAAAATCTTCCCATACAGCTTTAGTAAAAGCCATAAAATCATCACGGGCTAACTCTGATTCATTAATCTCCTTAGCTCGATCCAACAAAGTCGCAAACTTCTTCAAATGCTCTTCTGGCACATTAGTTAGATCAAAGCTCATATTTTCAAAATACATCGAAAAATTTCAAAGGGCAATGAACCTATAATCAATACACACAATAGGGGGGGCATGGTCTCGGCTTTTGATCGAGTAAAGTTCACTATTCATGAAAAAATGTTTTTGGGTCTCGAAGAAATATCTAAAACTTGGTTACACCTGACGGCATAACCAGATTTCGTCGTCAGGGGGGGTGGTGGGGGGTAGGGGGGTCAATGGTAACCAGTGATTGGCTAGGGGGACCCATCCCCCTAGCCGTTATTATTAGACCTTAGCTTGTGGTTGAACAACTAATTTAACGTAGCCAGTACCCCAAACTTTTGAGCTTGGAGTATAACCACCGTTTAACATTGCCAATAAACAAATAGGTGATTTAGTGCTGTGACCTAAAGGCTTGGCGGCATTAAGTATTGAAAACAAACTGTGGTTACCGTCAACACCTTTTAACAACCAATCTTGAATTGTAGCGCGGACACCACCAGTTTTACCAGTGTATCCAAATGGTACAGGCTGATCAGAATCTAACTTAACATTGTCAAGTGGAACAACCTGAACATTATGTATATTGCCACCTGCTTCAGCGTTAACGAACGCCCAGATGTCAGAATACTCAAGAGGTGTACCAGTATTTTGTAGCGTTGCTACTGCGACTGATTTGGTTGCGGTTTTTGTTTTTGCATTTGCCATTTTATAACCCTTTCTACGGTTGATTGGCTGTAGCCGTTATTGGCTACATATTCT